CGTCTCGACGTTGTTTGCAATCGCCCGCATGTACGCGGTCGAGTTACCGTCGACGGTATCGATCTCGGTTGCCGAAGTCCGGCCTTTCGGGGCGGAATTCCCCAGGGTCATATCGTTGAAGGCCGCGCCCTCTTGCAGCTCCTTCTTTAACATCTGCCAGACGTTGAAGGCTTGGGGGTCGAGCGTGCCCATATCCACGGCGCGGAGGAACTGATCATTCTCAGTTCCCTCGATCAGCCGGAACATCGCGTTCGGGTAGATCCCGTCTTCTAGCTGGCTCGGGTCTTCCATGTACCCAGGGACAACCGTGAAGACTTTCATGGTCGTCGCTATGATCCCGTCAAGGATCAGGTTCGTCATCTCGTTGAAGGTCCGAGTTAGCTGGGCGAAGTTCTCAGCATAGCTCCGGCCATAGGGCGCGAGAGGAACCGAGATGATCGGCGTGACCGTCATCCAATCCTTGCCGTGCCAAAACGGGTTCTTCTCCGGGCCGCGGATGAGCCACTTGTTATTCGCGACGATGCAGAGGACATTCTTGCCGCGGACATAGCCCTCGCTGTCGATGATATCGCAGAAGTACTCGTGCAGGACCACGGGCTTGCGAGAGCTCTGATACCACTGCCCCGTGCCCGTGCGCTTCTCCTTCTCAGCGCGCATGATCGCTTGCTGAGCGGACCCGTCGACGAGTGCGGAGTTCACCGCATCGCGATTGAAGATCTCTTCCCCGTTGTCATCCTTGATTTCGAGCATCGAGCGCAGCTCGTGCAGGTCCATCTCCTCGCGATGAATGCGGTAGAGACGTCGGCCGGTCGGGTCGAACCAGAAATTGTACGGGTCTACGACTTCGAGGCTCGTGTACCCGGTCTTCTCATCATCCTTATACCCGACTTTGAACGCGCACATGCTCAGGGCGCCCATTTTCATCGCTTCTTCGAAGATAGCGCTGAAGTCGACTGCCTGCCCGGTAGCGTTCCGACCGATCCGCCGGAGGATCACGTTCATGAACTTGCGGATCACATAAGCGATATCGCCTTCCTGATCGTTGTCTACAGAGATCGTGAAGAAGTTCGGTTGCGCGACCAAGGCCATCCGCATTGCCGCAGCAAATCGATCCACATACTGAGGGAATTCCGGCATGACTTCACGAGCCTGCCACGGAGCTTTCTTCGAAAAATCCCACCGATTATAGTACAAGTCCAAATGCTGAAGCCAAGTGAGATCCCGAGAATTTGGGCCAGCCAGGCGCGCGTACTCTGCCTCCTGGCGGTAGCCTTCGAGGATGGCAACGATTTGGTCATCTGTAAGCGGATCGCCCGGTGGAGCTGCAAGGTCTGTATCAACCTCGTCCTCCAACTGGCTTGGGCCATCCGCCTTCTGCCCGCTAATGACAGCGGGGAGATCCGGGCTTTCAAGAGCCATGGCTTACGACGCGAGGTCGCTGAGACGGACGCGGATGTTGAGCGCGGTTCCTGCATCCCCGCCAGTGAGCGTGAAGCGATAATACGAGAAGACCATGCCATCCGGGGAGATCGAGCCGCCGAGCGGGGCTGTCTCGCCACCGGCACCGGAGGTCAGGCCTACGCCGATCGCGATCCAATTCGTCGCGTCTTGGCTGGCTTGGAGTTGGACGGTGACGTTCGTCGAAGTTGCCCAGGTCCCGTCGACAATGAAGCTGCCGGCGGAGAGCCCGCGGCTTCGGAAGGCCGCAGTGTACGTGCCTGCGGCGTTATACACGCAGGAAGTGATGTTCACGTTTAGAACACGGTATTCGTTAAAGCTGCCGGAGATCGTCCCGGTTGCGACTGCCATCAGTTAGCTCCTTTTTCACGGTCCATGATGGCCCGCATCTCACGGGGCACCTGTAGTTTGCTCGCCGTGCGCTGTCCTCCGAAGAATGTAGCAGTCGGAGGGTCGCCGATGCGAGCCGGTCGTTGCATACGGCCCATCGGGAAGAGCCGCGCGGCTCCGTACCCCATGGCGTCGCCGGGATGCGAGTGAATGTCCTTGACCGGATCGGGCGAGATTACGCCGGAGGAGGTTTCCTTGAAGTGCCAGCCCCCTCGTAGGCTAAGAAAGACATCACGAGCATTCTTTCGATCCACTTGAACCACGCCTCGTCCGCCGAGAGTTCGGCTAAGGACGGCTCGGAGCGGCTCGATACGCTCGGAGAGGGATGTTGGACCGCCGCGGAAGGTACCGCCAAGCTCGGTTCGGATAACTCGGACGGCAGATTGCCGCGAGGAGGACTGTTCCCGCATTGCTCCATTGGGATCTCCGATATGTTTCCAGCGAAATCCGAAATACTTGGCCGCGAGGACCGGCTTGACGACTTCCTCGATGAGTTCCTGGACGCCGATGCCCTCGCCGACGATGCTTTGAAGGATCAGCCAGTGCCCGAGCGGGGTGACCTGGGTGATTATGCACGTCGGGTTTAGCCCGAAGTCCCAGAGGAGGGTGAGATCGGCCCCTCGGACGGGTGAAAGTCCCGTAGCGAGGTGCAAATTTTCGTTAAATTGCGGAGTTACGGCCGTTCCGATCTGCTGAAACCCGAAATTGCCCTCGATAAACCGGGAAACTAGGTCCGGCCGGTGCCCAAGTTGCCGACGAAGCTGTGCGTAGTACTCTGCGGGCAGGTTTTTCTCGTTCTCCGCGACCGCCGGCTGCCATAAAACGAAGCCCGGAGTGCCGGGATCGGCAAATCTATGATGCGTCCAGTGCGTATCGTCGGAATTGTTGCTCGCGAGCTTGACCGCGTACCAGTTTATGTCTTTTTGGCGCAACCGAGTGAGCGCAAGGTCGAATACGAGCTCGGGAACGCCACCGGAACCCTCGGCCGGCGCCACTTCGTCCGCTCCGATGCCCGCGAGTTCCAGAGATTGCAATTTCGACGCGTCTTTCGGATCGTCCATGCCCAGCCAAAGGATCTTTCCGTCAGCCAGACCGCTTGCCCACGTCCATTCCTTGTTCGTTTCGTGCCACGTTCCACATACTCCTGCGGGAAACCATTGAAAGAAACTCGTCAAGGTTGTGCGGCGCAGGTTCTCCCAGGTATCCCGAACCATAGCCCAGCGCGCACCCGGATTGTGCCTGGTGTGGTAGAAAATTGCCCAATTGAGCGCTGTGCTCTTGCCCTCCCCAACTCGGGTCGAAAAGAAGTCCGCCTTTGCTCGCGAGCATATGAAATTCCTCTGTGTGGGGTTCGGGACGAAATCGAGGGTGAATTGACCGTCAGCCATTGGCATTCTCCAAGAGCGGCACGACTACTTTGAAGTCGCCATCGACTACTTCTAGAGGCTTGTCGCCAACCCCGACAGGTAGAGATGTATTGATGATTACTGTGACGCCAGTGTTCTTATCCTTGGTATCCCCGTAGGCGGAAGGATTGAGCCGGCTGGTCATGTGCTTGTAACCGTCCTGCGCAGCCTTCAGTGCTTGGACTGCCGCGCCATCCTCTTTCGAAAACTCGGCCCGAGCGAGCTGGGCAGTGACGGAACTTAGCTTATCGAAGAGGGAATGCACGTACTCCCGCTTCACAGCATCCCACTGCGTCGCAAGAGTTGCATCCTGCCGCATCCATGTACGGAAGGTTGCAGCTTTGAGATCGAGCTCTCGGCAAATGTCGACGAGGGGCTCGCCGTTGGCATGCCGCTCGAAAACTTCTTCGATCCGACGAGCCCGGAGATCCTCCCCGGTCGGTCTTCCAATCTTCGCCATTGTCAGCCTTTTCTGGCGGCATTTCGGGAGGTTTGCAAACGGCCAGCCGCAGCCTGCATAATCGCTCTTATAAGAAGGTTACTAGTTACCTGAGGTACTTGACAAGCTTAGTAGAATGGGTCGGTTTGGGCGGGGATGGGGGCTGTCTCCGCGCAGCGTCCGCGCAGCGTCCGCGCAAGCGAAAGGACGGCGGCCCAGCCGTTCGCGTTTTTCAGGGAACCGAAGGGTTTTTCAGACTTCCGAGCGACTTCCGGCTAAGCGGCTGAAATAGCTGCTTTTTTTATTTTTATAGAAAAGCGAGCCCGCGGCCGTAGGGACCCTGCGCCGGGCTCTGGGACCCAAGGCCAGCCTGGGGAGAAGGACCCCCGGCGGCATCTCAGGACCCACGATCCGCGATAGCGTCGTAGCCGCGCGCTGCGGCGGACGGGCTCTCCGCCTATGAGGCGATATCCTCTAGCGATATCAACGCGATAGCTCCGATACGGCCTTTCTGCCCATCATCCCAGCCACCATCGAGAGTGCCCTCGTGCGCGCGAGGCTGCGACCGGCCAGGGGCGCGGCGCTATTCGCCGGTGCTGTCCTTCGAGCCCCGAGCCCGGCAGAGCCGGAGGGCGCCGACAAGGCCGCGAGAAAAAAATCGCTAGGATGCAAAAAAACTCTTGAACTGGCCGAGGGGCGCGCTTACCTTCAGATCCGAAGGCGGCGAAGAAGTCGCAAACCGAACGCTGAGAAGGTCAGGCAACCCAATGCCACTGGCAAATGGTCACAAGCTATTCCGCTTGTCTGATGATGGCCTAAGGAGGGCCGAAACCATGATACCTAACAGCCCCACGCCGCTGAGCCCCGCATTCAATGCGGCCGTGATGACCCTAGCGAACCGTTGCTGCCCCGGCGGGTATGTGGTCAGCGCAGATGCACCAGCTTCCCTAAGCGCGCTAAACGCTTACATAGCTGAGCATGGCCGCATGGCCGTGAGCGATGAGAACAGCGAGAACACGATCTATGGGGATGCCGAGCACAACTACGCCTTCCGGGCTTGGCACGATTGGGTGCACTGGCACTTGCAAGCCGAGTTCAACCCCGAGGGCGAGAAGCTGGTCTGCGCGTTCCAAAAGGGCATGCTGCTTCAATTCGGCTTCGGCACGAAGTTCCATGATCTCGTCGACGCTGAAGTCACCGGCCAGCTCGAGACGTGCGAGGCTTTGGGCGGATGCGAGTTCCTTTGGAATGGCTGGTGCGAGTATGTCGCCAAGCGTGAAGGCGATAGTCCCGAGAACATATCGCGGCTGCATCTAGCGCCGCTTGGAGGAAGTCATGCAGCGTAGAAAGGTGGTTGTGCAAGCGCTGAGCCTAGCGCTGAGCCTTTGGACCGTGCCGGCTGCGGCCGGCGCCTCCGAGCAAGGCGTCATTCGGTTGCCCGCGAGCTTCGGCTCGGCGGTCAGCTACAGCATGTGCGTCGACAGCGGCGCGTCGAAGACATTTATCCATGCGGACACGGCCGACGCGTTGATCGCGGCCGGCCAGGCTCACCCGATTACAATCGAGGGCTCAGTAGTCATCCTCGCGGATGGCAAATCCAGCGTGGCTAGGCTCGTCACCATCGACCATACTCTCGTTGCAGGGGCGAATGTCCCTGCACTCATCGCCGTGGTCACGCCCCAGCGTGGCGATCGTGAGGAAGCCGGGTGTCTCGGAATGAACTTCCTGAGCCATTTCCGCTTCGTCAAGATCGATTTCGTCGGGCGCACGGTCGGGTTCGGAAAGGAGAACCTACCATGAGCGCACTAGCGCTGAGCACAGAAACGCTCTTGCAGCGCAAGTCTGCGGACTTCCGCGAGGCGTTCCAATCGCACCATGCCGCGCATGAGGCAGCCGTGCAATCGCATCTTGCCGCATACGAAGCAGACGTGCGGACACGATTTCGGCATCGTCTGCTCGAAATCCGCGAGCTCCACCGGATTGCTAACCCGAGCACGCGGATTACCTGGACGAAGCATTGTAACAAGTACCTTGGGCTCACCCCGCAACGCGTCGGCCAGATCCTCGGAGGATCTGACGGCAACGAAAGCCGGCGAGCCAAAAAAGCGGCGATTGTAACAGAAAATGGAAAGTCTGACTTTCCGAAATCTGTTACAAAGCCAACCCTGACCCTAGTTCCCGACCCTGACCCCATCCCAGAAATCTCAGAGACAGAGGAAGACGACAATGACCTTACTTCAGGATCAGTTGAGCTCTCAGCAGTATCTGAAGCTCCTAGCGCTGAAGCGCCAGCGGCAAGCTGCGACGCCGACGCAACCGCAACCTGCAAGCTCGCCAAAGCGCCCAAGCGCGAGCCCAGCCCCGAGTGCTGCCGCGCAATCCTCGCACTCGAAGCCATCACCAATGCCGACGACCGCAGCATCGTCCACTTCTGGATCAGCGAAAATTGGCCATAGCCGCAAGCTGCTCTCCGGCGAGTATGTGCGGAACTTTCAAATCCTAACCAACATCGTGGATAACAAGGAGAATATCACCCTTCGGGTCACGGCCGATCATGTCTACGCGGGGCTGATTGCGGAAAAGCAGGGCAGCTCACAGGCATGTGGGATCGCGCAATTCGGCTTGGACATGTTTGGGAGTACATCCCGGCCTTGGGTGTCCGAGAAGGTCGGTTTCAGCGTGACCGATCGTAAGACGCCCGGCATGGTTCACCCAAAGCGTTTCGAATTCGACATCGAGATTATCGATGGCGAGTTTGATCCTGTCGAATTCGACAAGATAGCTAGGGGCCAGCCGGAAGAAGAGCTTCGCCGCGTAGCGGCCGAGCTTGCCGGTTTGATCACGCTAAAGCATGGCAAGTACCACAATGCGGAAGTGCGAAGCGAGCCGCGCGAAGCCCAAATCGCTCGGAACGTCGAATACCGGGATAGTGGGCGCAAAGCGAAAGCCCCATCCTCGAAGCGTTCGCATAAGCTTGCCAAGGGTGAAGCGCGGCAGGTCATACGTAGCTGGGGAGCGGGAGCATGAGCGTATCTGCGGTAGCGAAATCGCGGCGTAAGGCCGCGATACGAAAGCGTCTCGGCCCGAAGACGGGCGTTGGCTCGCGCTCAGCGCGCGGGAGAAAGGTGATGGTCAAGTGAGTATCCTAGTTACCTACAGCCCGGCAACTGGCATGTACGCGCTTCAGGAATGGGAACCCAAGTTCAATCGCTACGTCACGCAGCTTGTGCTCAGCCCCGAGGAAGCCGCGAACGTAGAGCGGCAATTGCGGATGCTAAGCGCCGAGAGGCAATTGCGAACGCTACTTGCACACGAAGGAGAGAGATCATGAGCCTGTATTACAGAATTTGCCCCGCTAACGCACACACGTGCTCGCGGCGAGAGTGCCTGGCTGGCGTGCAGGACGGGGCCGTGTGCCCCAATCCTAAGTTCGCGGAGAAGCCCGCGACGCGAGCCGCGCCGAAAGCGAAAGCCTCGAAAGCCCCGGTCAGCAACCCCTTCAATCAATGGCTGGTCGAGGAAGACGACAAGCTCGGCGATCAGTTCGGCGCGGATACTGGCGACTACGACGGCGAATTTGCCGATTGGGAGTAACCCCCTAACTCACTAACCCTCGGAGACAAGCTATGAACGGATATCGCAGTTACCTAGAGCCTGAAGGCCTCGGGGATCTAGAAACGCTACTCAGCCGGCTGGTCACACGGCAAGCTGTGAGTAGGGAATGGCGCACCCGTGAAGTCCTCGGCCTTCGGGCCGAGTATGGCGACTGCGATCTCCTTGAACTCAGCGACGGATTTGCCGTGGAGGACGTGGGATGAGCTACGAATTTTCGAAACTGCCCAAGGCGAGCTTGCGGGTTAACCGGAGGCTCACGTGCCATGCGGAGAATAGTGAGGTACGTTTTACAATTCACGAGAGCTCGGGGGTTACCTCGCTCACCGCGGAAGAGGCTCAGATGCTTGCACGTTGGCTGAGTGCGTACTTCCCGCCGGCCGGGCTCGGACCCGATGAGCCCATGCCGCCCTACGCTCAGCCGCTCAAAGATCGGTGGCGGGAATGAGCGCACGAGAGCTCAGCGCACGCGAGCTCGCGCGGCAAGCCGGGGAGAAGACATTCCGCGGCAAGCCATGCCTTCGCGGGCATGCCGGCTTGCGGAAGGTGGCGAATGGGAATTGCGTCGCATGCTCTCTCGGGCGGGAGCAGGTCCCGACGCGGCAGAAACATGCCTTACAGCGGAATACGATCTACGCCTTGCTCTACGCGCAAGAATTCGACGCGTTGGGCTGGCGTTGGCGAGCCGCGAGCCCGAACTCTGAGGAGAAAGCGATATGACAACCCCAACACCCGGTGAACTCGCCATGCCAGAATTCATGAGCTACCCGTGGCAGGAACCTGTCCCGATCCTAAGCCCCTGGCTGATGAGCGGCGGGATTTGCCAACTCTACGGCATGCGCGGCGGCGGGAAGACGAATGTCTCGATTGCGCTTTCGATCGCTGTGAGCACGGGCAGCGCACTCTTCTCCGACATGTTCGCGCCGCGCCCCTACCGTGTGCTCTATGTCGATGGTGAGATGGTCCCGAGCCAAGTGGTCACCCGGTATCGTAAGTTCTACGCTGGGCTCGGCCAACGGTGCTCGGCTAACCTGTGTTACATGTCCCATGCGGCCTTCCCGGACGGTATCCCAACGCTCTACGACCCGAGCTCGGGCGGTCGGCAAATGATCGAGCGAGCCGCGGCGCGGCATCGCGCGGACCTTATCATCCTGGATAACATTAGCTCGCTGGTGCGCGGCGGCGAAGAAAACTCGAATGACGCCTGGGAACCGGTCAACGACTGGCTGCTCGGGCTGCGCCGGCTCAACTACACGACCCTGCTAATCCACCATGCGGGTAAGCGAGCGTTGGACGGGTCGATCCGCCAGCGTGGCGGCTCGAAGAAGGAAGACGCTATGGACTGTGTAGTCCAGATCGATGAGACGGCGAAGCCGAAGGACGGCAAGATCCCGTTGCGTTGGACATACGAGAAATGCCGCACGTTTACCCCGGCGAGCTCGCACTTCGATTTCTCGCTCGTCTTCGATGACGCCGCGGGCAAGGCGTGGATCGAGGAAGGGCATTACGCGAAGATCGAGAACCAGCCGCCGCCATATTGGCTCGAAGAAGCGATCAAGCTTAAAGCGCAGGGGATGAGCCTACGCTTTATCGCGAAAACCTACGACGTGAGCCATACGACGGTGCAGAATTACCTGTCAATGGCGAAAAAAACCACACTTTCCAGCATGAGCTAAGTCGCTGAAATTCCTCGTGCATTCGGCTGGATTTTGGAAACCACCTATATATAAATATATAAAGGTTTCCAGCCGAATGCCAGCCTGCGAAGCCGCCTTTATAGGGCGGCGTTCGCTAGTAGGCTAAGCAGGACATTCTAGGCGCGCCCTTGCCAACCACCTCTCACACTTCCATACATACTGAGAGGACCCCCGCACATGCAACGTCAAACCGCTAACCATCTGAGCGCTCTAGGTCCGCCCCTGCCGGCCGAGCTCCTTGCCCGCTCGCGAACCAGCCAAGTCCTTTGGGCGCACCGCGGACAGCATGCCGGGCTGAGCCTAACCGAGCTCTGCGCCCTCGCCAACCGGACCCAGCAAGCGGCCTTCGCCCAGATCACCGCGGCTGTGAGGTACCTCGCTCGCGTCGGCTCGCCCTGGCAGATCGAGATCGTCGTCGACGTGGACGAGGGCGGCAGCCTAGAGACTTACCTATGGCTCACGGCGCCGCACTGCCCGCGACCGCCGCGCCGCGAAATCCCAACGCTCGCCGAACCCGAGATCCTTAGCTGGTCAGAGGTGGAGGAGCAATTCCCTGACCTACCCGACCCGAAGGAATTCAAATGACCTGGCTCGACGCCCTCGCCGTCCTACTCATCTGTAGCGGCATATTCCTCATACTCATAGGGATCAAATGACCTTAGGAACCTGGCTCGCTCTCGCAATCCTCGTCTCGGCGATTTGGTCGCCGATCGGCCTATACCTCGGAGGACGTAATGCCGTTTGATGGAACTCTCAACCCCGCGCTGGAACGCGCATTCGCAGCCCGTGACCTGATCGCCTCGGGCTGGTGCCAAGGGGCTTCCCGGAGCGTAGATGGCCGGTATTGCCTCATCGGCGCTATGGTCGCCGGGGCGGGGCTTAGTGAGCGCTTTGGCCGCGCTGTGCGCTTGCGCACACAGGCCGCGGGCTACGCGACGATCCAAAGCTGGAACGATGCGCCCGGCCGCACGCAAGCCGAAGTCCTCACCCTTCTCGATGACGTAATCTTGGAGCTATCCCATGATCCGCGAAGCTGACGATTTCCCAGCCTGGCTGGCCGCGGCCGAGCCCGGCGAGTTAACTACCTACCACATTGGCTTCCTCATGCTCGACCGTGAGGGAAATCTCCGCGTCGCAGCTAAGGCTCGCGCGGCCATGCGCGCCTCGGACGAAGGCTTCGTCATGCTCACGCAGTACCGCGTTCAAGAGGGGCTGTACGTGTATAAGGCAACGAGGACGGGAGAGATCTATGAGTGAGTTCCCGAAGGACATCCCGGACGTAGCTACGGGGCTGGCGACGCTCAGCCAGGCGCAGTACCTAGTGAGCTTGGACGAAGCGATGAGCCGGCGTCCGCACAACAAGACTGAGCTGCGCTGGCAGATCGCCCTATGGCGGCGCGAGCGCGTGGCTTGGCGGGATGCGCGCGACCGGCGCGCCGATGCGAAGGAGGACGCTGCGAATGCATGACCGCATCCTACCCCAAGTCGCCGAGCGCTCCGCACAGGACGCGCGGCGCCTCCGCTTCCTACTCGAAGCCATGGAACGGGAGAAGCTCAGCTACCGCGACGCGCAAGCCCTGTGGGAAGCCCGCCATGCCGGCTGAAACCATCTACCTCCTCCGCAACCCCGAGGGCGAGCCGCTTTGGGCGTTCTCGCTCCGCGAAGCCGCGCTTGACGCGCAAGAGTACATGGCCGCACACGGGCAGCCGCCCGCGCGCATGACCAAGCTAACTCTCAACCCGAAGGACCTAGATCTATGAGTGTAGTTCTCCGCAGCTATTTCGTCCCGGACGGCTCTCGCCAAGGGCTCATGACCGGGAACGTGTCGCAGTTCATGGGGCTGGCATCCGCTCCCGGTGGCTTTGTGATCCTCACAGCTTGCCAAGGTGTCCCGCGGCGCGCGGCGGGCGTCCTGCTCGCCCCGTCCGGTCAGCCCCTGACCAAAGCCGCGCCGCAGGGAGAGGCAGAATGGCGCATCGAGATCCGGCTTGACGAAGAAGCCCCGCCCGTGCCCTCCCGGCCGGGCTCGCAGATCCGCGCCCTCGGCGGCGTGCATACAGGGTCCGCGATCGCCTTCGTCTTCGTAGAGCAGATCACCGGATGATGCACGGGTACCCGTTCGGCGGGTCCGGCGGGAATACCTCGGGCCGCTCAACCAACTGGCTGCCCCAGCCCGAACTCTGGGAGGGGGAAGCCTACGTCAGTGCGATGGAGGAGATCCATGAAGAAGCCTGGGGCGGTCGGGAACGCTCGGGCCGCGGCCCAAGCAGCACACGAGCCATCCTACATAGGGTGTCCATGCTGGACGTGCGGCGGAAGGCGGAAGAGGACGCTAGACCGGAGGTGCGCCGAGTGCCCGCCTCCCGCTCGCGACCCTATAACAGCGCGGCGGCAGGACGCTACGCGGCTAGGAAAGCGCACTTACGAAGGCTCGCCCTGCTCGCGGTGCCATAATACCACGCGGGCAACGAACAATTGCGAGTGCGTATGGTGCTATCGCAAGGGGCTCGCGAAATCCATGCGGGACGCATCCCTAGACGCCGCGAAGGTCACTTACTCGGCATATCGGAAATGCCGGACCTGCGGCAGCCGCGAGCGGTGGACGTACAACCGCATGTGCACGCAATGCCGGCCGGTCCCTCGCCCGACGTCCAAGCAAAACGCCCTCTTGCACGAGCATACGCATTACGAAGGCGGACCCTGCAAGAACTGCGGGAACAAGATCAGATATACCTGCAACGACACATGCATCGTTTGCGCGGCGAAGAAGGTCCGAGCTCGTGATGCGATGCGCCTGGCTACCCTAGCCCTGGAAGGATTTACCTAAGATGCGAAAGCGTGCGGATCGAAGAATGCCGGCGGAAACTCACACGCTCTCGCTTACCGGCGGCGAGCTACCGGACGGGACCCTAGCCAAGCACATGATCGAAGTCTCTCTGAGCTACCTAGCCGGCGCCGTCCACGATATCATCTTCGTCACTCGCGGGAAGACCGGGCACGGTATGGACCTGCTCTTCCAGGATCTCGGCATTCAACTCAGCCGGCTAATCCAGGGGCGGGACGCCGCGGAACCCGCCGCGGAACCGGAGCAAGAGGAGCTTGCGATATGACCCCGCGTGAAATACAGACTACCATAGAACGGGCGGCGCATACCCCCGTACTCGACCATGGCTTCGCCCGATTGATCGACCACCAAGGTTCCGACCTTTCCGTCGCTCGGGCTGCTCGCGTCTCCTACGAAGCGGCCTGGCGGGCTGGCAAGGATGTCGGCAGTGACGCCAAGCTCATCCGGTATCTCTGGACGCACGAGCATACTAGCCCGTTCGAAGCGGTCACCTTTACCTTCGAAGTCAAGGCGCCGATCTTCGTCCTGCGACAATGGCAGAGGCATCGTACTTGGTCATACAACGAGGTGAGCGCGCGGTACACGGAGCTGCCGGAGGAGTTCTACGTGCCCAGCGCGGAGAACGTCGGCGAGCAAGCGACGAAGAACAAGCAGGGGCGGCAGCCCAGCGCGCTCGACCGGACGGGGGAGCTATTCTCCTACCGGATCGCGTGTGAGGCGGCTTTCGATACGTACCGCGAACTGCTCGACGCGGGCTGGCCGCGGGAACTCGCGCGGAACGTCCTGCCCCTCGCTACGTACTCGCACATGTTCGCCACAGTGAACCTGCGGAACCTCGCGCACTTCCTCAGCCTACGTCTCGACCCCCACGCTCAGTGGGAGATCCAGCAGTACGCCAAAGCGCTCACCTTCCTCATCGGTCCAATCGTCCCGGTCTGCCTGGACGCATTTAGGATCAACGGAGAACTCCCATGATCGGCAACTTCGCTCCGTGCCTCTCGTTCACCCTCCGCGAGGAAGGCGGCTTCTCCGCCAACCCCCGTGACCCCGGCGGCGCGACCATGCAGGGGATTACCCTAGAGACCTTGCGACACTTCACGGGGCAGAAGTCCCTTGGGGTCTCGGATCTTAAAGCGATGTCCACAAACCTCCGCGATCAGATCTACCTCGAAGGCTACTGGAACCCGATCTGCGGCGAGGATCTCCCGCTCGGGTTCGATCTCATGGTCTTCGACATGGCTGTGAACGCAGGACCTGCTACCTCGGCCAAGCTCCTTCAACGCGTGCTCCACGTCGAAGCGGATGGGAGGATCGGCCCGGCAACCCGCGCTGCGATCGATCGCTACCTCTGGACCGACGCGGAGTTCTACCGGAACTCCCCGCTGGTCTGGCCAGCTCCGAGCCGGGTTCAGCAGCTCCTTCACATTCTCTGCCTTCAGCAGAACGCGTACTACACGCAGCTCGGATTAGCTACCTTCCGCAAGGGCTGGGTCTCCCGGACCAATCGGCGGTACGATGCCGCGCTCGCGATGACAGGGATCTGAGCCCATGATCTCCGACCTTCCCGCGGACAACATCATCAGCTTCACGATCGAAGCTGTGAGCTA